TGTGATATATGCGGATTTGGAATACATATGGAACCACGTCCGCACAGATTTGACCGCCTGCGTGAGCGTAATCCCAAGGCATGGAACTACTGGATGTATGAATGCTGCACTGACAGCGATGGTGAAAAATATGGCTGGGGGCGTGTCCTCGACTACATAGGTGTTAAATGGCAGGATATCCCCCAAACCAACGAACAAATGTCACTTTTTGAGGAGGAATAAAAATGGAAACAAACGACATAATACAGGCTCCTGCTCAGAGCAGCGCCGCAATATCGGAAATTGTGCAGCAGCCGTCTGCAAATATCGTGGCTGATTTTTCAAGAGCATATAAGCTCGCAAAGGTAATCTCTACAGCTGATATAATACCCGATAACTATAAAAACAAGCCTGCCGACTGCGCCATCGCTGTAGATATGGCTGACAGAATGGGCGTTTCGCCTATGATGGTGATGCAGAACCTTTATGTGGTAAAGGGCAAGCCCTCATGGAGCGGGCAGGCTTGCAAGGCTCTCATTGAAGGCTGCGGCAAATTCAAGCCGGGCAGCGTCCGCCCTGTATATATCGGCACAAAGGGCACCGATGACCGAGGCTGTTATCTGTCGGCTGTATGGGCTGATACGGGCGACAGGGTGGAAGGCCCCGAAGTTACTCTGAAAATGGCAAGGGCTGAGGGCTGGCTCGGCAAAAACCCAAAATGGACGAATATGCCTGAGCTGATGCTTGCGTACAGAGCTTCATCGTTCTTTGCAAGGGTATATTGCCCCGAAGTTCTTATGGGCGTACACGTTGAGGGCGAGGCTGAGGATATTCATCCTGCCGAAAGAATTGAACTGTAATAGGAGGATATAAAAATGAAGGCTACCAAGATAAAAATAAAGAACCTTTTCGGCATTTCCGAGACCGAGCTTGATGGCAGATCTGTCGAGATCACAGGTACAAACGGTACAGGCAAGACATCGGTAATAGATTCTATCAGATATGCTCTTACCAATGGAAGCTCCCGTGATTATGTTATCCACAAGGGCGAAAAAGAGGGCGAGATCATTGTTGAGACTGACACAGGTATTTACATCAATCGTAAGAAGCGCACCGAGCAGGCTGATTATAAATCCGTAAAGGACTGCGGCAAGGAGGTATCTTCTCCCGAAAACTTTCTTAAGCAGCTCTTTACGCCCTTGCAGCTTGACCCTGTAGCTTTTACCCAGATGACCAAAAAGGAGCAGAACAGGGCCATTCTTGACCTCATCGAATTTCCCTGGGACCTTAACTGGATAAATCAGCAGTTCGGTGAGATACCGCAGGGCATTGATTACAGCCAGAACATACTGCAGGTACTTTCGGATATCCAGTCCGAAAATGGGGACTACTTTAAGCGCAGGCAGGACATCAACCGTGATATCCGCAATCAGAAGGCGTTCATCGAGGATATCGCCAAAGATATACCCGAGCATTTCAATGCGGAGGAATGGGAGAATTTCGACCTTGCGGAAGCGTATAAGAAGATAAACAGTGCCAGGGAACACAACAGCCGTATTCAGCGTGCAAAGGCGTTCAAGGACAGCTATGCCAACAAGATAAGGGGCTTTCATGGCGAAAAGGAATCCGCTGTAGCTGCCGAAAAGATGGCGATATCCAACCAGCGTGAAGCTATTTTGAAATCTATCGAACGCATGAAAGCGGAGATCGCAGCCAATGAGAACAAGCTTGCTTCCCTTGACGGGATACTTGCGGATAAGATAGCACTTGCGGAAAGCCGTTATAACGAAAATGTGGCAAGGCTTGATTCTGACATCAAGGTCGCAGATGAATATGCTGACAAAACACCCGTTGACACGGCTCCCCTTGAACAGCAGGCAACATATGCCGAGCAGATGAAAAAATATATCAACGAGTACAACCGTATGAGGAATATGCAGGAAGAGGTCAAGGAGCTTACCGCCGCTTCGGACAAGCTTACAGCAAAGATAGAGCTTGCCCGCAGTCTTCCCGGAAAGATACTCGAAACCGCTTCTATCCCCATTGAGGGCTTCACGGTGGAGAACGGCATTCCCCTTATACACGGTCTCCCCGTTTCCAACCTCTCAGAGGGTGAACAGCTTGAGCTTTGCGTTGACGTTGCTCTGAGCAAGCCCAACAATTTACAGATAATTCTCATCGACGGCGCCGAAAAGCTCAGTGCGGAAAACCGTGAAAAGCTGTACAACAAGTGCAGGGAAAAGGGTGTGCAGTTTATCGCCACAAGAACAACCGACAGTTCGGAAATGGAGGTAACATATTTATGATACCCCACAGCATAACTCAGACCAACTATTTTTCGCCGGAGAACAATCTGAAATATATGGGCGTGTCTCAGTTCAAAAGCTTTGAAAAATGTGAGGCGGCAGCCCTTGCGGAGCTGCACGGTGAATATGCTCCCGAAAAGACTACCGCACTTCTTGTAGGCTCGTATGTCGATGCACATTTCGAGGGCACGCTTGATATTTTCAAGGCAAAGAACCCCGAAATATTCAAGCGTGACGGTGCGTTAAAAGCTGAATATAATCAGGCGGATTACATAATCAACCGAATCGAACGAGACAGCTTTTTCATGAAGGCTATGGACGGAGAAAAGCAGAAAATTATGGTGGGCGAGATTGAAGGCGTGCCTGTCAAGATAAAAATTGACAGCTATCGGGAACACAAGACCATAGTTGACCTCAAGGTCATAAAGGACTTTTCCCCCATATTTGTAAACGGCAGAGGTAGGCTCAGCTTTTATGAAGCCTGGGGCTATGACATTCAGGGCGCTGTATATCAGGAGATAGTAAGGCAGAACACAGGGGAAACTCTCCCCTTTGTCCTTGCTGCAGCCACAAAGGAAAAGGAGACCGACTTACAGGTCATAAGTCTGGATCAGGCTGAGCTTGATGCGGCGATGGAGATAGTCAAGGCAAATATCGGAAGATATGCGGCAATAAAGTCTGGAAAGGAAGAACCGACCAGATGCGGACACTGTGATTACTGTAAATTCACTAAACAGCTTGACAAGGTCCTGACCTCGGAGGAGTTTAAAAGTGACTATACAGATTGATACCAGAGAAAAATCCAGAGCCATTAAACAGATAGTGAGCTATTTTGATGAAACAGGCATTCAGCATTATACGTCAAAGCTTTATGTAGGTGATTATATGAGCCTTGACAATCCGAGGGTCGTAATTGACCGCAAGCAGAATTTACAGGAAATATGCGGCAATGTCTGCCAGCAGCACGAAAGGTTCATCAATGAGCTTAAACGTGCACGGGAAAATGGGATAAAGATCATTATTCTTTGCGAACACGGAAGCAATATCAAGACACTTGCAGATGTTCAGGGGTGGGTAAATCCCCGCCTCAGAACGTCTCCCAAAGCTGTCAGCGGAAAGCAGCTTTTCAAGATACTCTTTACCATTGGTCAGCGGTATGATGTTGATTTCGTATTCTGCGACAAGCGTATGACAGGCTATATGATAGCCAAAATTTTAGGAGGTGCAATATGAACAGAGTGTGTTTAATGGGACGTCTGACAGCGGATCCGGAGCTTCGGCAGACAGCAAGCGGTATATCGTCCTGTAGCTTCAACATAGCTGTTGACAGAGGCTTTAAGGATCAGAACGGCGAGCGGCAGACCGATTTTATCGGCTGTACGGCGTGGAGGCAGACGGCTGAATTTATCTGCCGATACTTCTCCAAGGGCAAGATGATAGGCATTGAGGGCGCTCTGAGAACGAGGAATTACGACGATAAGCGTTACCCCGATGTAAAGCATTATGTTACCGAGGTGCTTGTGGATCATGCCTATTTCGGTGGTGACAGCGGCGGAAACAAAAGCTCTTCCCCTCCTCAGCGAAACAATACGGCAGCGGCTGCACCTGCTCCCGTTCCTGCCGACCTTTCGGACTTTGAGGAAGTTGTGAGCGACAGCGATCTTCCGTTCTGAGGTGGTCTGAATGCCGAAAAAGAAGAGCTTTATCCTTTATGCGGAGTACATCAGGCAGGTGCAGATACTTTCCGATGAAGATGCAGGCAAGCTGTTTAAAGCTATTCTGGAATATGTCAATACAAAAGAGCTGCCTACCCTCGATGGTATGGCAGCAATGGCATTTTCCTTTATTGCCAATCAGCTTGACGGCGATTTACAGCGATACAACGAAGTATGCCAGAAGCGTGCTGAAAATATCAAAAAGCGCTGGGCAAAAGATAGCGACAACACTTCAAAGCCTGTTGTCAGCGACAAAGAAGATATACATTTGAATACAAATGAATACAAATGTATTCAAAACGATACAAACGCATACAAAAAAATACAAATGGATAGTGATACTGATACTGATACTGATACTGATACTGATACTGATACTGATACTGATACTGATACTGTACTACGTAGTAGTGTTAGTAGTAATGTGCCCGCAAGGGGCACACACAACAACGTACGACTGACAACGGAACAATACAGATCGCTTTGCGATAAATACGGGGACACGGTAGTCAATGCGTACGTTGATAAAATCAGTGAGTACATAAAATCCAGCGGCAAGAAGCCGTATCGTAATCACTACAACACGATAGTCAAGTGGATAGAGGAAGACGGCGCAAAGGCACAGTCTTCAAAGCAGCCGTCATTCGATCTCGGCTTGATTATGGATCATGCCCGAAAGAATAAACCGGAGGTGTAAATTGAAGAAATGTTTTTCTGATCCGGCTGTTTTCAAGCAGCTGGAGACCGACTGCTATAATGCAGGTTGCAAGGGTCAGGTAATTGATTGCTCTGAGTTTCCTGCGGCTGAGTACAGATATTTTGCACGACTTTGCGGCGTATATGCGATGTTTAAAAGCAAAGCCATAAGTCTGGAGCAGGCTGCTGCCGAAAAGCAGCGCCTCCTGTCTCAGTACAACGAGGATATCAAGCAGCGATTTCTTTATGTCGATGCGTGCCGAAAGCACCAGGAGGCTATCAAGGCGACTGAGAGCCTTTGCGCAGCTCTCTGCAAGGCTCCGCTGAAACTTCCCGAAGATGTTACCGAGGCACTGAGGACTGCGCTTGCTGTGATATCTGCGGCAAGATGTGAAACCGTCACCGAAAAGACTGTTTTGCAGAAACTGAACGCCATGAGCACAACAAAATCAACGACAAGCCCACAGAAATGGACTGTATGAAGCTTTACGGATGCAGGTAGGGTAAATCCACGCCAAAACACAAAGTGCCTAAAAATGGCATTTAAATTGAAATTAGGAGGATATGCAAAAATGAATGAAAATCAAATCATAAGTCATCTTGAAGACCTGAAAAAAGAAGCTGAGGGACATTATACCGATGACGGCGATGATGAGGTGTTTCACAAAGATGTTGAAGCGTTGTCATTTGCTATTGATGCCGTTAAGTATGATGCGGCTGTTGTCAATGCCATAAAGAGTGCAATCGGGACTTGCAATCGTGATATTCGTAAGGCTAATGATGATAAATTGATAGCTATGGAACGCATAGATAATCTCGGCGACCAGAAAATGACACTTGAAGCTTTGCTCAAGATTGTAGGAGGTGAGGAAGATGATTGAGCTTGACGACGAATTGAAGCCATGCCCGTACTGTGATTTTTCTGTGCGGGATAAAGGTGAGCGTATGAAGCCTGGTAGCGACCCGTTTATATTGATAAAATACGAAGGACAGGTTTTCATCGCAACCGATGATTCCAGTTTTGTAATATTACCAATTAACTACTGCCCGATGTGCGGCAGAAATTTGAAACAGGAGGGCTGACAATGGCTGAATACGCTGAATACATTGAGCGTGAAGCGCTCATTACCAAATTCAAGAAAATGGGGCTTGGCGAACATGGTTTGGTAGAAAGACTATTTGCGGATGGAGTATATACTGTCATCGCAGCGTTCCCCGCCGCCAACGTTGCACCTGTGACGCACGGCAAATGGGAAGAAATCCGAGACGCATATAGACAGCTTGAAGGGTGGATGTGCAAGAAGTGCGGACGAGAAACGAAAGCGAAAGAAAACTATTGCCCCAACTGCGGGGCTAAAATGGACGGAGGTGAAAACAATGGAACGTGAAATTTTGTTCAGAGGAAAAGCAATAAACCGTGATAGTGGATATTACAGAACAACGTATAAGAACGGCGATTGGGTCTATGGGTTATTAACCCAACCTTATAATCAAAGGTATGATTTACCCGCTGAAATGACTAATACGTCAGGCGTAAGCGGCATTGAAGTTGATTATGAGTCCATAGGACAGTACACAGGGCTTACCGACAAGAACGGTGTAAAGATTTTCGAGGGGGATATTGTAAGGTACGGCGATACAATCCATGAAGTGGTTTTTGAGCAACGAAACGGGACAGCATATTTTGGGCTGGTTTACTCGAAAAGTGAGACCCTGCCATTTGGGCATTATCAGGACCTGAGGCAAATCGAGGTCATAGGCAATATCTATGACAATGGATATCCATTCTGACAAGAAGGAGAATAACAGATGCGTGAAATATTATTTCGTGGCAAAGAAAAGAATAGCGGCGAGTGGATATATGGCGATTTACGTCATATATCTGACGGTCACGGCGGTTATATCCTGTGTATCGTGGACAACACAAACGGCAGAAACAACGATGTTACAGGTGTTGAAGTAGTTCCCGAAACAGTCGGACAGTACACAGGGCTTACCGACAAGAACAACGTGAAGATTTTCGAGGGGGATATCGTTAAGGGCACTGCATATTCTGCTACAAGAATTGGTGTGATTGTTTGGATTGATGAAATTTCAAGCTTTGGTGTGCGCTATGTCAACGCCCCATATCCTGCCGCTTGGGAAAACTCATCTATTTTGAGATGCGTTTCACTGGGTAAAACAGACGAATTTGCGGCAGAGGTCATCGGCAATATTTTCGATAATCCCGAATTGCTGAATGCGGCAGCAAATGGACGGAGGTGAGGAAGATGATTAAATTCAACGGCAGCATATCTTTCATGGTCACGCAACGGTGCAAGATTTGCGGAAAAACCTATGAAGGCGACAGTAATGTGGTAATGCGCAAGTCAATCGTGCATCTCATTTTCCGTCACCCGAAAGAAGCCTTAAAAGCTATTATTGAGGGATACAAAAGAAGGCGACACAAACAATAAAAGGAGTGATCCGATGGCAGAATACAAAGGCTGTTTGAGCCGTGAGCAGACAGAACAGGCGTGGCACGCACAGAAGAGCGGCAAGTCAATCGTATCTGTAGCTATGTCATTTAACGTCGATGTATCAACACTGTATCGGTCATATCAGCATTATGGATTTCAACCGCCAATTTACAGGAAAGGAAGAAAAGGCAATGGCTAAGGAATACGCAAAGTCGTTTTATAAGTCCGACAAATGGCTGCAATGCAAGATGTCATTTATTGCTGAGCGGCGTGCTATTGACGGCGGATTATGTCAGCGCTGCCGTAAAAGATATGGCTACATAGTACATCACAGGCAGCACATAACACCCGAAAACATCACAGACCCGATGGTCACGTTATCACACACAAATCTGGAATACCTTTGCCAGGAGTGCCACAACAAAGAGCACTTCGGTGATGCGGGTCTGAGGTACATGATCGGCGAGGACGGGCAGCCCATGCCCCCCCTTGCCACAGAAACGGGCAAGCCCCCTCGGGACCGATTGCAGAGATGGGAAGAACACACAGGGAAGTTTTGAGACCCCCCTACCTAAAATCTACAGAGAGGAGTTATCAGATTGGTCAGGTATCCTAAAGATTACAGCCCCATTATGGAGTACTATAGCCAGATAAAGGGCGGTAAAGTTACTGTGTCCAGGAAGGTACAGCGGATCTACCAAAAGTTAGCCGAAGACCTCTCGGGGAGCACAGGTGCTGACGGTACCATGTATCACTATTCCCCTTCACGGGCTAATCATATACTTGAGTTTGCGGAAAACTATTGCAGGCACTCAAAGGGCAAGCTCGGTGGACAGCTGGTTGTACTTGAGCTGTGGGAAAAGGCTATGCTTGCAGCTATGTTCGGATTTATTGATGATGAGGGGCGGCGGCGATATCGAGAGGTTGTCCTGATAGTGGCCAAGAAAAACGGCAAGTCGCTGATAAGCTCAATAGTGGGTCTGTACTTGCAGGTCGGGGACGGCGAGCCGGGCGCAGAGGTCTATGCTGTGGCTACCAAAAAGGACCAGGCTAAGATAATCTGGGGAGAGGCTAAGCGAATGGTAAATAAGTCGCCGGAGCTTCGCAAACTGATAAAGCCCCTTGTGGGGGAAATGGACTGCGCTGTCAATGAAAGCGTGTTTAAACCGCTGGCATCTGACACCGACACCCTCGACGGTCTGAATGTTCATGGGGCATTGATGGACGAGGTACACCAGTGGCGTGACGGCATGGCACTGTATAACATAATTGCAGACGGCACAACGGCACGAGAACAGCCTATGACACTGATAACCACGACGGCGGGCGTTGTCCGTGAAGATATCTACGACAACAAGTATGAGTATGCCGCAAAGGTGATAATCGGCTACGATGATCCCGATGCAGGCATTGTTGATGACCATTTTCTTCCGTTTATTTACGAACTTGACGCCCGAGAGGAGTGGGAAGATGAACGCTGCTGGCCAAAAGCCAATCCGGGACTGGGAACGATAAAAAATATCAGGCAGCTCAGGGATAAGGTCAGAAAGGCGCAGCAATCGCCCGATTTACAGCGCAATCTTTTGTGCAAGGAATTTAATATCAGGGAAACGTCGGGCGGCTCGTGGCTGTCTTTTGACGATATCAACAACGAGACACTTTTTAACGTGGCAGAGCTCAGACCACGCTACGGAGTTGGCGGCGCTGACCTTTCAAGTACCGATGACCTGACGGCGGCATGTGTGATATTCATGCTGCCTGAATGTTCGGACATTTACGTTATACCGATGTTCTGGATACCTGCCGATCTGGTCGAGAGGCATATAAACGAGGACAAGGTAAGATATGACATCTGGATAGATAAAGGCTGGGTCAGGACCTGCCCCGGCAACAGAATAAATCCCGATGCCGTCAGGGAATGGTTTCTCGAAGTCCAGAGCGAATATGACATTTATCTGAACCTTGTTGGATATGATTCGTGGAGTGCCGAGCTGTGGGTGAATGAAATGAAAAGAAGCTTTGGCGACAGCACCATGCGCCCCGTGATACAGGGCAAGAAAACGCTTTCCAATCCTATGAAGATGCTCGCAAAGGACCTGCAGGCACACAAGATAATATACAACAACAACGGCGTGCTGAAATGGTGCATGGCAAACACCTGCGTTGATGAGGACAGGAACGGCAATATCCAGCCCATAAAGAGCCGAAAGCCGACCCAGCGTATAGACGGCCTTGCGGCTCTGCTGGACGCATACACCGTTTTGCAGGATAACCTTAACGATTATCTGAGTGTGATTTAAAAGAACAGGCAAAGGGGTCAAAATCGACCTGGATAAACCTCTCGATTTCAGGAGGGCGAGGAAGAGGTGAGAAATTTGAAGGATATCATTATGAAAATTATCGGGTCGCCGAAATTTTTCCCTGCGGTGCTCATGTTACTTGACATTTGTGCGGCAGTGGTGTATATGAGGGAAAAAGACATGAGAAAAGTCATTTACTGGCTGGCAGCGGCGGTGCTTAATGCAGCAGTGACATTTTAACACGCTAAGGAGGATCCAATGAAGAACGAGAACTACGAAGAGTACGAAAAGTTTGTTGATAAGTTCAAACCAAAACTTACAACAGACGACTGTTACACCCCGCCTGTTGTATATGATGCTGTTGCAAAATGGGTGTCAAACGAATATGGCACCGATGAGAGCAATTATGTGCGTCCTTTTTATCCTGGCGGAGATTATGAAAATTATGATTATACAGAAAAAATAGTTGTTGATAACCCGCCATTTTCAATACTCGTTGCCATTGTAAAATTTTACGTAGAACATGACATTAAATTCTTTTTGTTTGCACCTACCCTCACAAGCATTACAAGATTATCGGATATTTGTACAGCACTTTGTATCGGTGTATCCGTTACATATGAAAACGGGGCTGAGGTCAATACATCATTTGTCACAAATCTGGATAATCCCGAGATCAGAATGAGAACGCCACCGAGTTTATTTAAAGCGGTCACAGAAGCAAATAAAAAGAATGCAAAATCATTAAAAAAGCGGTTGCCAAAATACAGCTATCCACCTGAAGTAATATCATCTGCATCAATCTATGCTTATGGTCGATGCGGTATTGATTTTGTTATTCCACGCTCTGAAAGTGTAAGAATATCTGCACTTGATGCCCAAAAAGCGGCAAAAAAAGCTATATTTGGCGAAGGGTTGTTACTTTCAGAAAGGTTGACGGCTGAACGTGAAAAGGCTGAACGTGAAAAGGCTGAACGTGAAAAGGCTGAACGTGAAAAGGCTGAACGTGAAAAGGCTGAACGTTGGGAAATCAGCGAAAGGGAAAGAGAGATTATAAAATCTCTCAGATAAACGGCTATAAATCACGTTTTGTTGGCTCCACCAAAACATAACCCCCTCGAAATCGAGGGGTTAAGAATACAGCTTTAATCGCACCTTGTCTTTCTGTGAGGCAGGGTGCGATTTTGTAACTGCAAAATCTGAGGGACATTTTTATTGTAAAATTATAATTGAAGCAAAGTAATTTGAGAAATGAGGTGAACATCACGGCTTGCAAATACGCTGAAAAATGCTGCCACCATAACGCATGGTGGTGTGACTTCAACTCTGCCGCCTGTGATGTGCGCAGAAAGCATGAATGTGCCGAACGTGATACTGAGGGAAAACGTGCAGGCAAAAGCACTGCCACTCCCGACAAGCAGCGTAAAAAGGCGGTGAAGCAGTAATGAGATTTTTTGCTACTGTAAGGGACAGAATTGCCCGATTTTTCGGCAGAAGCGGTTCATCGGCAACTGTGATGAAGCTTATGACCGACGAGGGGGACACGGGATATTTTGCTTTTGACGGAAAGCTGTATCATTCCGATGTTGTGCGGTCGGCTGTACGTCCGCTGGCATCTGCTGTCGGCAAGGCGGTAGGCAAGCATATACGCCACTGCATTAACGATGACGGCGATGAGGATATCAAGGTCAATCCTGAGGCGTATATCCGATTTCTATTGTCGGAACCCAATCCGTATATGACAGGTCAGGAGCTGCAGGAACGCCTTGCATCGCAGCTTGCGCTGAACTCAAACGCATTTGCGCTGATAATCCGTGACAGCCTCGGATACCCTGAACAGATATATCCCATTACGGCATACAGCGTCGTAAAAAGATATGACAGGGAGCGGAACCTGTATCTGGAATTTATGCTCAATAACGGCAAAAATGTTGTATTCCCGTACAGTGATATCATTCACCTGCGGGACGATTTCTACACCGATGATATTTTCGGCACGCCAAAATATGAGGCCCTGCTTCCATTGATGGAATGCGTTTCGGCTATCGACAGCGGCATAATTACCGCCATCAAAAATTCGGGCATCATTCGCTGGCTGCTGACCTACAATGCAGCACTGAGAGACGAGGATCTTAAACGCCAGGCGAGAAATTTTGCGGCACAGTTCCTCGAAAGCTCGGAAACTATGGGCGTTGCGGCTGTGGACAGCAAGGCAAAAGCTGAGCAGATATCGCAGAAGGAATACGTTCCACCCTCTTCCTCGGTAAAATTGATCACGGACAGAATTTACAGCATTTTCAACACAAATTCTGCTATAGTCAATTCAGACTGGACAGAAGACCAGTGGAACGCATATTATGAATCCAACATTGAGCCTGTGCTGCTGAAATTTGCGGCGGCATACACCAACAGGATATTTTCACGTCGAGAACGTGGCTGCGGCAATGAGATCGTGTTTGAAAGCTATAATCTGGCGGCGGCAAGCATTGAAACAAAGCTAAATCTGCGTGAAATGGTTGACCGTGGAGCTATGACCACAAATGAATGGCGTGCTGCTTTCGGCATGGCAGCTGTACCGGGAGGAAACAAACTGCTGCTGCGTAAGGACACAGGCGTTATAACGGAAGGCGGTGAGAGTGATGAGAACGATTGAGATAAACGGCAGCATCGTTGATGATGATTATGGCACTATGTACGACAGATACGGCATTGCGGCGACATACCCCAAGAAAGTGAAGTCACAGCTTGCCGAGGCTGAGGCTGACGGTGACGATGTTGAAATAAACATCAATTCGGGCGGCGGTGATGTATTCGCAGGGTTTGAAATATACACTGCCATTCTCGGCTACAAGGGCAATGTCCGCATAAACGTTACGGGGCTTGCGGCAAGTGCGGCAAGCGTTATCATGTGTGCGGCTGACTGCCGTATATCCCCCGTAGGAATGGTCATGGTACACTGCTCCAGCTGCTATGCAGGTGCAGGAGACCACAAATATCTGGAAAAGATGGCCGACATGCTCAAAAGCATCGACGAATCCATTGCAAGTGCGTATGTCACTAAAACAGGCATGAGCAAGGAAAAGGCTGTCGAGCTGATGAACGATACCACATGGCTGACGGCTGAAAAGGCTGTTGAGATGGGACTGTGTGACGGCTATATCGCCAAAATCAACACTTCGGGGAAAAAGCCGGAAGGTACACCGACCGACAATAAGCTGAAGAATGATAAAGCTGCGGCGGCGAAAGCCAAAGCAAGATTTTTAATGATGAGAGGAGAAATGCAAAATGTTTGAAAAGCTTAAGGCACAGAGAGCTGAACTGATGGCTGCTGCCAATCAGATGATCGAGGACGGTGACATTGATGGCGCAAACGCCAAAATGGACGAGATCAAGGCGCTCGACGATAAGATCAATGCTCTGCTCGTTGCCAAGAAAAATGCTGATGCCCTTTCCAATGCTGCGCCTGCTGTTGATATCTGCGGCGAGAGCACCGTTCCTGTGGGAACATCAGCCGAGGGCAGTATTGACCTGGGTCTTATGGGCACTGACAACAGCACGGAGAACGACGCAGCCGAAAGAAAGTATGAAAATGCTTGGGCAAAATGGGCTGTCAAGCCCGAAACTATGTCCGTCGAGGACGTGGCTGTTATGAAGGCGTATAACGCAGCATTTACCACCACTACCACAAGCGCAGTTATCCCCAGCACGCTTATGAAGGGCATTCTTGATGATGTATCGGAGGCATATCCCTTCTATGCGGACGTTTTCAAGACCTATGTCAAGGGCACTGTTACATTTGCCAAGGATACCGCATCTTCCGATGCAGCATGGTACGACGAAAGCACTTCCACCGCTGATGGTTCGGAGACCTTTGCAACTATCACCCTGAACGGCTGTGAGCTTGCCCGTTCTATCACAGTTTCCTGGAAGCTCAAGGAAATGAGCATCTCGGAATTCCTGCCCTACATCAGAGCAAAACTTTCCGAAAAGATGGGAGCAGCTCTCGGATACGGCGTACTGAGAGGCAGAGGCGTTGCCGCCTCCACAGAAAGCTCTCCCTGGAAGCCTGAGCCTCTCGGCATTCTCACACAGCTTGCCAAGAGTACATATTCGGCGCAGAACATCGCTGTTGCAAATCCCACCGCCCAGCAGATAATCGCTGCTTTTGCCGCTGCCAACGCTGCCATCGACGCAAAGTACGAGGCAGGTGCGGCATATTACATCAATTCCAAGACCCTCTGGGGCAGAATTGCATCTCTTTGCGATACTGTAGGCAGACCTATTTTCACAGTGTCCTCCGATGTAGCCAACAGTGTAGTCGGCCACATTCTCGGCAAGGCTGTAAAGCTTGATTCTGCCGTACCTGACGACAAGATACTCGTGGGCAACGCAAAGAACGGCTATGCTGTCAACATCAACAAGGACGTTACCTTAAACACTGAGGACCACGTGAAGCAGAGAAACACTGACTATGCGGCATATGCGATAGTTGACGGCGCTCCTCTTGCCGAAAAGGCGTTTGCGCTTATCAGCCTTAGCTATACTGCCTGAGAAATGGGGTGTAATGTATGACGGCAGAGGAACTGACCGAAAAGGTAAAAGACGCAATGGGGATACTTACCGATGACGCTGATACCAATAATCAGCTGCGGATAAAGGCTCTCGCCGTTATGCGTTACATAAACAACGGCGGCGGAGCTGTTACGCTGGATAATGCTTCGGAATACGAAATACAGTGCATAGCGCTGGGCGTTAATGACCTTCTGAACCAGAACGGCACTGAATTTTCCGAGGGCTTTAAGGCTATGGCCAGTCAGCTGCAGCTGAGGGGTGATGATAGTGGCAAGACATAATTTCATCGCTCCGATACTGCTCCGTGCGGGAAGAGAAGCCCCGGCACGAAAGGTGCTTGCGGACAAGACAAGCATTACGCAGCAGGAATTTTTCCACGCTGACGCTGACAGAGCCATTGGCATAAAGCCCAAGCTGTGTATGCGGCTGCGGTCGTTTGAGTACAGGGGCGAAAAGCTGTGTGAATACAGCGGCGTTGTATATTCCGTTTACAGGACATATGACAAGGACGGTATCACAGAATTGTATCTGACCCCAAAGGCTGGTGAGCAGAATGTCAAAACGTGATCCATTCAACTACAAATATGAGAGCATGGCTGATTTTTCAAAGGCGGTTGCTGCAAGGTTCGGGCTGCACTATGCTGACCAGATAAAGGCGCTGGACAAGATCACCAGAAAGACAGCAAAAGAGATGGCGAAGGCCATTGAAGAGGCTGCGCCCAAGAAAACGGGAACATATGCAAAAGGCTGGACGATCTACGGTGAACAGCACATTGAATATGTGAAAGGTCTTGACACGCTGAAAACCACATACACCGATTTCACAGTGTATAACAAAAGCAGATATATGCTGACACATCTGCTGGAGGACGGTCACAATGCAGGCAAAGACCAGCACTGGGTGCCAGGCAAGCCGCATATTGAAAAGGTCGTGCGTGAATTCAACGACATTTACATTGACCGCATTGCGGACGCTTTCGAGGGATAAGCCATGAGATTATCAGATGTTAAAAATTTAGTTTCCGAGGCAGGTATCCCATGCTATAAATGGGTCGTGCCTGACCCGGAAAATGTGCCCTTCCCGCACGCCTGCGTTGCCAAAATAGGCAGCGGAAACAATTTATATGCAGACAACGGCGTTTATTTCCCTGTAGCCAGGTGTCAGATGTATCTGGCTATGTACGATGACGATCGGCAGGAAGATATTGAATATGCTGTTGATAAAATTTTTGATGACAACAATATTCCCTATACATACATCATGGGATACAACAGGGACGAAAATATTGTTGTAAAAACCTATACGTTTGAAATTCCGGAGGAGGTAACGGATAATGAATAAGGTAAAGTTTGGCCTTTCCAATGTACACGTACTGTTTATTGACAAGTACGACCCCGAATCAAAAACATACACATTCGAGAAGAAGGCAGGTGAAACCAACAAGGTGAACATCATGCCTATTCCCGGTGCGGTAAATATCAGTCTGGATCCTCAGGGCGACAAGTCAGAATTTTACGCAGATGACATTGCGTATTTCGTTAAGAACGCAAACACAGGTTATTCGGGCGACCTTGAGATTGCAACGATACCCGACTGGTTCCGCCAGAAGGCTCTCGGCGAGATCGTTGATAAAAACGGTGTACAGCTTGAAAGTGCAGATGCTGTAACAAAGGAATTTGTAATGATGTTTGAGGTCAATGGCGATGTGACAAAGACCAGATTCATCACATACAGAAATACGATTTCCCGTCCCTCTATCAAGGGTCAGACGGTGGAAAGCTCGATCACTCCCAGCACTGATGCCATGACTATCACCGCAATGCCCCGTGAAAACGATCATTTCACCGTCGGACATATTTCGGGCGATGTTACCGATGCGACCGCAAAGGCAGCATATGCGGCATGGTACACAGATATGCACGAGCCTGATGTAGATGATAGCGGCGAATGATTTCGGAAGGTGAGACAGGATATGATAATTCACGGATTATCCGAATGCTATTATGTGTTCGGCGGAGAATTAAAGCCGCTCAAAGCGGCTGTCAGCCTGTCGCTTTCCCCAAAGGTCACCGTTGAATTTGATAAGCGTATCAGAGGCAGCGGAAAAGGTGTCAAATATATCAAAGAGGGGTATGACGGCAGCATTGAGCTGGGCGTTATGCCCCTCGATTTTTATAAGGATATATTTGACTGGGAAAGCGACGATGACGGCACATTTACCGAGATCTATATTTCCGCAAACAGCATGAATGATTTCTCACTAATATATACCGCAAACGGTCAGAGAGAGATATTGTGGTCATGTGAGGCAGGGCAGCCGGAAATAAAGCGTAAAACAAACAGCAAGGGCATAGAGGTGCAGACCATATCTATCCCTATTTACGCCCGACGCAACAGTCAGCGGAAAATACGCAGCATAAACCAGAATGCGGACAGTACGGCGTACAAGACGTTTTTTGGCTTCAAGGAGGTTTAATATGGCTGTTGAAAAGACTATACGCTATAGCGGCGGACAGTTTAACATGAGGGCAAGCGCTGCCGTTCTGATAGCGTACAAGGAGCAGTTCGGCGCCGAATACACGGAAGATTTTATGGCAGCGGGCAAATCCCCGCTTACAGCCATAAAGGTAGGATACCGCCTTATATGGGCTATGGCAAAATGTGCGGACAGGAACATTGCCGACCCCGATATCTTCCGGGAAAATCTCGGAGATGATTTTGATTTGCTTTCGGCCGTGGAAGCTGCTGCCGACCTGATGCAAAAAAGCCTTGGCATATACGGCACAGATGACGGCTGCAATGATGCTGACACAGAGGAAACAGAGAGCGATGAGCTGTCGGAAAGACTGACGATATCAGCTCTCCGCTGCGGCTTCTCAGTTGCCGACCTGAACGATATATCGGTTGGATTTTTGCTGCGCTGCATAGAAAATACAGGCGGCGGAAAGAAGCATAAGGCAGAGAATGAAGTCCGTGAAGCGACTGCTGACGATGTGGCTTCGTTTGTAAAATTCCTTGGGGGATGATGTAATGGCAAAGAAGAATATTGCAGGTATTACCGCAAAGCTGGGGCTTGACGTTTCGGGCGTGACCAGTGCGCTGAATGAAATTGAAAAGAAGTCCAAAAAGCTTGCTTCCGAAATGAAAGAAGTCGATAGCTCGCTGAAGCTGGACCCGCAGTCTGTTGTACTGGCTGCCCAGAAGCAGGAGCTGCTGTCGGAAGCCATATCCAATACACAGAAGAAGCTCACCGAGCTGGAAAGCGTCCAGAAAAAGACAGATAATGCGTTTAAAAATCAGAGCAAATGGGAAGAGCAGTATGCTCCTCTGAAAGAAGCTATTGATGCCACCAAGGAAAAGCTGAAAGAGCTTCAGAAGCAAAACGAAACGATGAGATCTGACTTCGAGAGCGGCAAAATAAGTTCTGAGCAGTACCAATCATATCAGAATGAGCTTGAAGCCACCAAGGCGAAAATGAAGGAGCTGCAAAACCAGGCAAAGGAGCTGGAAGCCAGCTTTAAGGACGGTCATATCACTGCCGATGAATACCGTGCGTATCAGCGTGAGGTGGAGAACACCAAGCGTGAACTGCAGAATTTACAGTCAGAGCAGAACGGCACCAAGAAAAGCACCGAAAACCTCGGAAAATCCGCTGAAAAAAGCGGCGATAATTTCAAGGGTGCAAAGAAAAACATAAAAAGCTATGAGGACGCTGTAAAGGATCTGAAATCTGCCATGGACGACGTTGCGGGCGACATTAAAAGCGTTGCAGCCGTTGCGGGCGGAGCTGTTGCTGCTGTAGGCACTGCCGCTGTGGGAGCTGTCGGGGCTGCTGCAGAGGTAGGTTCGGGATTTGAAAAATCCATGTCCCGTGTGGAGGCTATTTCAGGAGCAACAGGCAATGACCTTGAGAGGCTTCGAGCAGCCGCAGAGACTATGGGTGCCAACACCTCGAAAACTGCGTCGGAATCAGCCGATGCGCTCTCCTACATGGCGCTTGCAGGCTGGAAAACCGAGGAAATGCTGACAGGCCTTGAGCCTATACTGCGTGCCTCGGAGGCAGGCGAAATGGATCTTGCTACCTGCTCCGACCTGGTCACAGATTCCATGTCGGCTATGGGTGTATCAGTAAACGACCTGTCACATTATCTTGACGTTGTAGCGGCAGCTCAGAGCAACTCCAACACAAATATGCAGCAGCTGCTGGAAGCGTTTATCGAATGCGGCGGTTCAGCGCATAATTTCGGTCTGAACGTGGAAGACCTCTCCACTGTTCTGGGTGTTATGGCAAACAGAGGTATCAAGGGCACCGAAGCGGGAACGGCGCTCAACTCAATATTTGTAAATATGCTTGGCAGCACCAAAAAGACCGCCGAGGCTATGGACACGCTGGGGCTGTCACTGTATGACAACGAAGGCAATATGAAGGATGTCACCGAAGTCCTGAAGGAGATGGGCGGCGCTCTGGCAAGTGCTACCGATGAACAGCGCAACAACCTTGAAGCTATGCTCGGCGGCAAAACTCAGATAACTGCTTTGCAGGCTATGGTAAACGGTCTTAACGGCGAGTATGACGACCTTTCGGAAACGCTTTACGACTGCGACGGCGCATTGCTCAAAACCGCCAAAACCATGCAGGACAACCTTACAGGCAACGTAACGGCGATGCAGTCAGCGCTTGAAGGCCTCGGCATAAAAGTGTATGATTATCTGGAAGAGCCTTTGAAAAGTGCTGTGCAGTCGGCGACAAAGGAGATATCTGATCTGAGCCGCTCCGTTACAGAGGGACAGCTTTCGGAAGTAATTGAACGTCTGGCAGATAAATTCGGAAAGCTGATAGAAAAAGCTGCGGCGTTTGCGGCTGATGAGGGTATTCCTGCGCTGATAAACGCTCTTGACTGGATATCCCGAAACGGCGATAATATCATTGCGACCGTCGAGGGAATGGGAGCTGCATGGGGAGCATGGAAGATAGGCACAATGGTAGCCCATGTAAACAGTCTTGTAAAAGCCATAAAGGACTATAAGACGGCTCAGGAAGCGGCTACAGCGGCGCAGATAGCAGCAAATGAAGCGGCTATGGCTAATGTATATGTAGCTGTCGCAGCGGCTGCAGCAGGGCTTACAGTGGCACTCGGAAAGCTTGTAGCCACACAAATTGACCATGCTGCAGAGCTTTTGCGTGAAAAGAATGCCCTTGATGAAAATACACAGGCTCTTCGGGATCAGGCTGCAGCTATCGAAGAAAAAAATGAGGCGTACAACTCCCAAGCAGCTGAGGCTAAAAAGACTGCTGAAAAAGAACGTGCTTTATGGGAGGAGATACAGACCCTTGTTGACGAGGAGGGAAATGCGACCGCTGAAAGCGGCAGGCTTGGCGATGCTATCAATGAGTTGAACACCCTTGCAGGTACTAACATCAAGCTGACAAACGGACAGATTGAGGGGTACAAAGACCTTAAAGGGTCTATGGATGATATCATCAAGGCGCAGGAACGACAGGCAAAAATATCTTATCTGCAAAATTATGTCGGTGAAGCATTGATAAAAAAAGATGATGTTGCAAAACAACTTGACGAAGCTAAGAAAAACTATAATAACATTTATAACTATCAGGAACAAATCAGGGGGTTGTTAGACGAATATAACAAAACAGGCATTGTTCCAGAAGGTTGGAGCAGCGGAAAAAGTCTTGAGCTTGCGCTGAAAAGCCAACAAGATAAACTGGCAGATGCACAAGTACAAGTGAACGCCCTCACTGACACCTTGACTGGATACAATGAAGTTATAGGTGAATGGAACTCTGTTATTGATGAAGAAAAGGAAGCTTCTGAAAAGATGGGAGAAGAAGCTGGCGGCGCATTTGGCGAGGGTTTTGCTGAAGGAGCCGAAGGTGGTACGGGAGAGGCAGAAAATGCCGCTTCCGATATTGTGGGAGATGCAATATCCGCCGCAAAGGAAAAAGCTGAATCCGAGGGCAAGTCTGTCGGAGAGATCGCTGCCGATGCGTTGACCGCTGCCATGGAAAGCGGCATGAAGGATTCCGACCTAAAAAAGCTTGTCAAGCAATATGTATCTGATCTGAAATACGAACAGGCTAAGCTTGGTGCTGATGACAGCTGGCTTTATGACGAGGAAGAGAAGATGATCTCTGTTCTCGGAGAAGGTTCCGAGCTGTATAAGGAATACATGACAACGATTCTCAACGGCAGAAAGAAAATTGCCGATTCTGCCGCCAAAAATACCAAAAGCAGCGAAAAGACGGAAGCCCAAAAGGAAGCTCAGGCTATCCTTGACACCATGGACAGTATGTATGCCCAGGCGGTCTCGGAAGGCAAGGATATAGGCGAGGCCGCTTCCGAGGCTATTGCATACGGAGTGGAAAAAGGCCTTGATGACAGCAAGCTCAAAACTGCTGTTGATGGATTTGTCAAAAAGGCAGACATAGAAAAAGCCCTTAACCACAAGGACGATGACAACTGGTATTATGACCAGCTGGAAAAGATAGTCGATGCACTCGGTCAGGGCAGTGAGCTGTATGATAACTTTTATTTGAAGCTTGTTGAGGGCAGAAACAAGGTCGCCGATGCCGATGAAAAAGCCAACGACAAGGAAGCCAAAAGTGCAAAAAAGAAAACCGAGGAAATTGAAAAGTTGCAGGCAAAGTATCAGGCTGATTTCGGCTCTGTCTTTACGAAAAATGTATCAAACAGCAGATACGGAAGCAAGGGCTCAGAGCGCATTGACACGAGCAAAATGGAAAAGATCGTTGCGGCAAAGGAAAAGCTGTCAGGATATCTGACACAGCTTGCCGCAAAGGGTATGCCGCAGAGCGTTATCGATGAGCTGCTGACCATGGACCCTATCGAGGCTGTGGAATATGCCCGCATATTACTGAAATCTCCCACTAAGTTTGACAGCGTGAAAGACCTTGCGGAACGGGACAAGGCGGCATCAAAAAAGCTGGCAGCGGCTTCTCTCGGCTCCTCTGAGGATTTTTCGGAAGCTGGAAAAACCGCAGGCGCAAATTTTGCCAACAATCTGCTCAGCGCTGTTGATAACATCATCGGGAACGCATTGCCGAACCTGACAGGAATAGCGTCTGCGCTCGGCAAGACACAGAACACTGCGCAGACACTGAATGATAAATCAGCAAGCAATAACGGCAGCACTGACAGCACCGTGACCGATACGTCAAAGACCAACGCCCTGCTTGAATCTATTGCGATACTGCTTAACAGCTCACTCGGCAATGGCATTTCCGTATCCTTTAATCCCACGATTGAAACGTCCGTAACCATGGACGGAGAAACAGTGGCAAAGGGCATAAGTCAAAAGCAGTACGAGCAAAAGGTCAGAACATCAACTTAACAGAAGGGAATGAGAATATGGATAAGGAAGAGAAGCTTGCAAAAATCAAGGCCTATGAAAACAAGCTGAAACGTCAGTGCGCAGACATGGACGCCAAGCGCAAGGAGATCGCAAAGGGTCTCTGCAAGGTGGCTGCATTTGAGTACGTGCAGGCGCTTGAACTGATGGACGACATCATCGAAAACGGCTGGGTGGAAATGTTTACTCAGAGCGAAAAGTTAGAGCCGTATGAACGCACCCGTCCTGTGGTTGATGTGATGATGAAGCTTTTTGAAAAATATACCAAAAGCATATCCCAGCTCAACAATATGCTGCCGCCATCATCGGCGTGCATAAAGAGCGATGACACGCTTTCGGCGTTTATTGCGTCAAGAAGAGATTAACTGCGAAATGCTCCTCCCCGTTTTATGTTATGATTAAATAAAACGGAGAGGAGCGATTTTTTTGGCACTGCTCAAAATTGGCACCCTTGACCTATCGGAATACTGCGAAAAAGGCGACCTAAGCATAAACCGTACAGCGGTATATTCCAGCGGATTTGAGGGGCTGAACGGACAGAAATCAAAGGTCTTGCTGGGATACAAATATCAGATATCGGCGGCATTTACTGTTCCCGATGATGTCAAAAAGACTATCGAAAATGCCTGCAAGTCCGCTTCCGTAAACATAACATTCGGCGACACATCAGCGGACTTCAATGCGCCTGATTTTACGGCAAAGCTTGATTATGAGACATCTTCAGGCGTGTGTATGTGGACTGTAAACATCAGCTCGGTGTGCGATCTCGCCCCGAGCAGTCTTTAGCATACCTTATGGACTGATAATAGGCGGGCGGACATTCGGACCCGAAAAGATAAGCAATATCAGCATAAATAAAAGCCTTTCGGGGTTGGGCATAGGCAGCATAGTGACACAGCAGCTCTCTGCCACCGTTTATGCGGATTTTCTGTTTAACGAGGGCGAAAGCGTTACGGTTGTGGGATTTGACGGACTGCCGACATTTTTTATCGACAGCGAAAATCGCACCGAGTACACTGTAAGCATTACGGCATATGACCGATCACGCAAGCTGTCTCAGCCGTTTGACTATTCAACGTTAAAAGACGGAGACAAGACAGATTCCAAAGGCGACCCCATTTATAAGGACATATCCGCCACTGAAATTTCCAATAAAATTGCTGCACAGTGCGGATTTTTAGGTGCATCGGGAACGACCGACCTGCTTGTGGGCAATGTCACTGCCAGCACATACAAGGGGGCAAGCTGCAACGCCATAATGGAAGCACTTGCAGGAGCATCTGGCTGTTTTGTGCAAAGCGGAAGTGATAACAGCCTTTGCTATCACAGAATAGGCGTGGAAACTTCTGCCGCAAGCTGCTCTAACCACAGTGCTATCATCGAATATCCCACAAACAGCTACACAAGGCTTATCGTAACGGGTGACAGCTCAAACGTTTATGATAACGGCAGCGGTGCCCCTGCAAACATCATCGAGCTGTCAAATACGCTTATAACGCAAGGAATAGCCCAGTCACTGGCTACAAGGCTGTTTGAAGGCGGTGCGTTCTCATACAAGCCGCTGAGCTTCAGCGCTGTTTTAGAGGGCAATATTGATCCATACGGCACGGCTATAGTCGGTGATAAATCCTACACAGTCACAAACATATCTATCAATCTTTGCGCTGACGGTGCGGTTGCGTCGCTGTCAACTCCACAGATGCCTGAAAGCTCGTCCGTTTATAATGACCTGCTGACCCGTGCCATAAATCAGCGGATAGCAGCTAACCGCATTTATGGCTGCACGGAGATCACTGACCAGGGGCTGAAATTTGTAAGCGCTATTGAAAATTCCGATGAAAGTTCTAAAACCGAATACGGATTTGAAATGGCAGGAGAGGGTGTTGCCAGATTTGCGGGGGCTATCCTGAATGGCATGATGCCCACTGCGGTAAAAATTGCTGAGGAC